GCGACAAGGGTTGATTACAACGAATTGTTTTGCGAGTGGTTGTATAGCTTGATTACTGGGGAATGAAATGAAACTTAGGCATTACAGCAGTAACAAATTATGCATTGTTGATGATGATAAAGAGTTGTCAATAGAATTCGATTTAACCGATATTTATTTAAATTATGGCGAGCAAAGATTAATGGTTGCAGACCATGAGCTGTTCGATTTATTGAAAGATTTTATGGCGAAGCATATTGATTTAGAGGTGGAATGATGAAAAGTAAACAAATGTTAATCGTAGGCATGTTCCTGAGTGCGGCTGCTATGATGTTTAGCATGGCTAGTTTTTATGAAGTTACGAAGGCTCATAATGAAGTGGCTCAGTTTATGAAAGATTTGGTGTTGACTGATATTGAGGATGGTAAATGACACAAGAACTACGCGACAAGATGTACCGAATACAAGGCATGCTTGAGGCCATACGGTTTCCGGTTGTTGAGGCTCCTACAGCTTATTATGACTTGGTTGACTCGATAGCTGAGCAGTATGAGAGCGTGCTGAAGGAGGTAAATGGAATGACGGCAAGCATAAATACGCCCAAAGCATCTTGCTGTTCGGTTCATGCCGGCGGTTATGAAGAGTGCCCGGAAGAATGTGAGCATGTGGCCGACGGAACTTTTTATGCTGAAGCTTTGCGGGAAGATATTGATTACAAATGCAAAAAGTGCGGGGAGTTTTATAGATGAATAAATTCACGAAACAAGAACTAGTAACGCTATGGCTTTCATTGTCGGGCGACAACTATCCTGAGCTAAAAGCTAAACTCCAATCTCTAATCGATAACTATCCCACAACTGACTCTTGCTCAGAAGCTATACGCAGGCATCATGAGCTTGAGGATTGACAAGGAGTGAGCAGTGCTAATCATAACGAGATACAGGGGCCAGCAGATACTTATCGGCGATGACATTGTCATTACATGCGTGAAGTATGAAGAGCACAATGGCGGTATGCGCATTGGGATTGAAGCCCCGAAGGATGTTAATATTGTGCGTCGTGAGATTGCTGAGGATGGCAAAAAACGCGATCACATGTCGAGGTTAGGGCGCAAATTAAAAGGAGATTAAAATGGACTTACACGTTAAATCACAACAATTACTTGAATCACTATCTAATGCATTATTAGATCGCAAACAACCCCCCGTATATTTTACAGCAAAAGAGGTGCACTTAGTGGAGCAATTCTTAAGAGATTATGAGCGTGATATTAGAAATAAACTAGCAGAGTATTAAACCCTGGAAAAACATGGAGATGAAAAACCAGGGCTCAATATGTCGCCTGGGAATGGCAGGCTATAGATAACGCACCACTTGACGAGATATGCGCTAAATATGTCATGAGCATATCACAACTTGGGGTGCAGTCAATGTCTTATACTGAACGTCTGTAGAATATTTATCGTCTTGAATTTATTAGATTTTGAAAAGGTGTTAGAGTCGGTCTAAAGTAAAGTATGGGCTCCATCCCCACACCACACATGCTCGCAACATGTGAGTGGGTACATCCGGTACAGCTACACAATGTTATCTGTCTCACCAAACAACAAAGGAAGTTTATCATGTCAGATGGTCAAAAAGAAAGACTACGATTAGTTATACAGCAACTAATTGCAAATAAATCGTTAAATGCCGAAGAAAAGTCAATACGCATCATGTTAGCCATGGAAATGGTTGAGCGGGGTGTGGCATGAGTGATTTGCAAAGAACCAAAGGCTACAGCGCTCTTATACCATTTTATGTTTTGTACGATCTCGATTTAAACGCCCATCATTTGCGTCTGTATGGCCAAATACAACAAATGGAAAGCAATCCTAATCCTAAAGTTCAACCTACATTTAGCTACTCGTGGATAGCAGATCAACTAGAAATTAAAGATGTACGCTACGTTAAGAGGCTAGCAAAACTACTTAAAGACAAAAAATATATTGAGCGCATTAAAACCGATAAAGGCTGGTTATGGCAAACAGTCAAAAAGGGTGTTTTGATTGAAGATGATGCACATAGATCAAAGTTTAATAGTGGTCACACAGACCACTCCCCAGTGGTCACACAGACCCCCCCGGGGGTGGTCACACAGACCACCCAAAGATATAAAAAAGAAGATATAAAAGAAAAAGGTGGTGAGAAAGCCCCCACCATCACCCCTATTTTTGATTTATTTTCTGAGAGGTTTATACCTCACCCTAATAAACTAACGCCTTTCGTTCTAAAGTTGATCCGCCAAGCAACTCATCAACTTGCAGAACATGATTTTACAATTGAATCTTATCTAGATTACTTGGTCCACGAATGTAGTAATTGGGTGTTTGAGCCTTACGCAAACGATAAAGTTAATGATTTATGTATTATTTTAAGACGTTCAAATATTGAAAAAGGTTGTAGTGGTAAATTTGAGGATAAAGAATGAGTATTGAGGCAAGAGTATTAGCAAGCATTATTGGTGAGGGTTGCCCTAACAATGTAGACGTTCAAGAGGCTATGTTAAATTTAAGCGAGGATTGCTTTCAGGTTCTTCCGTACCGAGAAATATTTTCACTTATTAATAAAATGTTTAAACGAAATGAGCGATTTGATGTAATTCAGATGATTTCATTAGTTCAGGATAGCTATTATTCTGAATTCAAAGAAATTGCCACTGAATCGGCGCACACTTTTACTAATTTACTGAAACATGATGTTGGCCAATTACTTCTGATTCGCAAACAAAGGATTATGGGTCGTCTTATTAACAATATGGCTCATGAATTTAACAATGAAAAATTACCTGATGTTTCATGCGCTACAGCTGTTAAGCGTTGTTTTGAAATAAGCAAATTATCTTTAGGTGAATCTACGCACGTATTTACCTCAGAGCACTTAGCCGATAAAGTTTTGAATGGTGAGGATGACCTTAGTCCACATGTACCAACAGGAATAGAGGTCCTTGATGTATTGACTCATGGAGGTTTTAAAAACCGATCTCTTATTACAATTGCCGGAAAACCATCAACAGGCAAGAGTTGTTTTGGTGTTTTTATGGCTCAAAAACTAGCCTCCAATCACCAAAAAAAACATGTTTTATTTTTCAGTCTTGAAATGGATGCAATGGATATTTATAAAATGCAATTAACATCCATAGCAGGTAAGCAATATGCCACATTTTCTGAAAAAGAATTAAATAATGCCATTGCCAAATCTTTGGAATGCCCATTCACCATTGATGAACAAAGCATGTCATCAATTGAATACATTGAAACCTTCTCTCGAATAACAAATATAAAACATCCTGTCGGCGTTATTGTTGTTGATTACTTAAGCATTATTCAAACTGAAAAGAAATTTGAAAATAAAGCCATGGCCCAGACAGAAATTACATCAAAATTAAAAGCTTTATCCAAAGAGCTAGACTGTATTGTTATAGCGTTATCTCAGGTCAATCGAGACTATGCTAACAGAGCTGATAAATGCCCTGTTACAAGTGACGCAGCTGACTCAAGTGGAAGCGAAAGAAGCAGCGCTTATTGGTTGGGAATACATCGACCCGCTCTCGATGATGATTGCGACCCCACTTTAAAAAATCAGTTTGTCGTTAAATGCAGAAAGCATAGGTGGGGTGAGCCATGGACGGCTTATTTTGCATTCAACAGCGCCACTTTTGGCGAAGTAAATCAGCATTTATTCTATGAAACTAAAAAACCTTCAAATAGACAGGCTAAATATAAAAAAACTTTAAACGATCAAATAGGAGATATGGAAGATGAGCAATTTAGAGCATGAAAAATCGTGGTTAGATTTCTTAGAAAAAAACCATGCGATTTTAGAATGGGAACATTCATCATTGGTAAGGCACTTAAGCAGCGCGAGAGATAGTTATCTGGATAGAATAGTTGAATTAATGGACCTCTGTGAAAATGAAACCCTACGAGAGGAGGCTGTTAATTTGATAAGAGGAACACAAAAAGTTAATGATCTTATTGAATCAATGGACACGTTAGCAATGAGAAAAAAATCATTTATGGATCGTCAAAAAAGATTAGATAAGCTCCATGGGAAATGACCTTCACGGAATTTTGCGCTGCAAATAATATCAAATTACAGCAGGCCGACATTGTGTTTATCAAGAAGCAGCTACAACGCCTCCCCGAGGAGCACAGGAAGGCCGTGGTTCGACGATATTGTGAAATATGGTGCAAAGTCCGTGACGCAACAGAACGCAGCGTAGCGGCTCAGAATGCCGCTAGGTTCGCTAGTAACACTTGGCTTAGAGGGATTGTGAGCGGTGAGGTGGTTCTGGGTGCTCGGGGTTAGGGGTTGGGGGTTGACCCTGGTTACTTGGGTTTATAACGTCTGAGTCACGCACGCAAGTACAGAAAAACCGGCACATGTAGCCCATGGCGGTGGCGCTGGTGTTAATCGTTGCGGCGGTGTGTGTTCGGTCGTGATTGTCGTCGCGTGGTTTAGGTTTGAAAAACATGATACGGCCCTCCTGTTTGTAAATCGGGGACAGCAATTACAGTATACACATACGTCATAAACCGTGGTATGTTTACGTTGTTTTAGAACTGAATGGATTTAGTTATGATCGGTAAAGTGTCTTGGTTTAATACAACTAAAGGTTACGGATTTATCAAAGCTGATGGACAAGACTGGTTTCTGCACTTTAAACAAATCCAGATGGACGGTTACAAGACGTTAAATGCTGGCGAAGAGGTCACGTTTGATGCAGAGCAAGGGCCACGCGGGCCCGTTGCGAAAAATGTTGTACCGTTGCTTTAGGTGTTAGCGCATAAATAATCTTCAATCGCTTGCTTGATAATGTTGATATCAGCTAATAACAACCCAACACCCTCGATATTAGTTACATCAAGCGCTTTGAATTCAGACGAACCATTATCCACTGCAATCTCAAACATGTGATTCTTTTTGTCGTTCAGGTAGTCTTTGTATTTGTCTAATTTAATACTTAATCTCATTTATTTTGCTCCCGCTCATACCCACGTAAATACATTCTGCAAAACACAGCCAAAGCATCAGCTGCAAAATCATGTACGTTAACTGCAAATGATTCTTCGGGTGCATCCCTGCTGACTTCCATGTCGTAGCCGAATTTTTCGTTCTTGCGTATGTATACATCGTGATCTTCACCCATTAAATCATGAAGTGTTATTGTTTCTAAGTTCATGCTGATTGCTCCAGTAAATCTATCATTGCCTCTTGTGGGGTATCACCGTGACCTATGGGGTCATTACTCGGTGTCTCATGGTCAATCGGTGCGCCGTCATAACCATCAAACACCGCCGTGTATTTGTATTCTTCGTATATGCTGTCACGCATCATGACGTGAATTGTATAGGTTGTGTCGTTGTTCATAACCAACCTCGATCGCTAAAAAGGCAAAGTATATAATTCTCAGTTTCTTTAAGTTGTTGTTGCGACTGACTAGCCAGCGGTGTATGAAGCTCCGTAGCTATCTTAAGATACGCACACTTCATTTGATTTGCCTCAAAATCACCAGCATTCTTTATGCGATCTAAAACCTCAGGGCAGTAGTTTAATGCTTCTTGATTTAGTTGCGCTTGTATACTCATCTTAATCTCCAGTTTTTAGTTACTAGTTAGTCTGTGATTACTAAGTCATTAAAATAATTATCATCGTTGTATGTATCTTTATCGTACCCACATTGATGTAATTCAACGTACCCGTATTTTGATAAGCTGTGTCCGCATTCTAAGATGCTTGATAAATCTGTTTTGTGTTTAAGTTCAATACTTGCGTAGCCTTTAGTTATTGCAACCCACCAATCCGTGCCATTGCTTAGTAAATAATCTCTCAATGTAGCCATCTCAATCTCCAGTTTTTAGTTATCTCGTTAAGTTGTGTGTAGTATATCTAAGACTTTGACTATAGTCAATGACTTTCACTAATTATTTTGAATTAATTTACGACACATTTTAAAGAGCTAGATTTCATCGAATGTTTAGCGTTGTTTTGTTTATTGCATAATCAAGTTTGGGTGAGTTATCCACTGAATTTGTGGATATCTTTCATTGTTTGCGTCACGTATAGAGTGTGATATAGTCGATATATAACTTAAAAGGAGTTAACATCATGTCTAAAGACTACGATTACAACAAAATGGACAACAGTCATTACACAGTGCCTTCAATGTATGGCAAAATGGTGCGTGAACAATACAATCAAATACCAAGTTACTGTGAGCCGGGCAAGGCTGATGGTAAAATGCAGGGCGAAAAGAGTAATAAACAAGCTGGTGCTTGAACTTTACACTAAAATAGGATTGTGATTATGGCTGGTTCATTGTCTACTTACAAACCTGAGTATTGCGAGATAGCAACGAGAGTTTTAGAAGGCGGCGAAAGTTTAGCTGCCGTTTGTTGTGAGCTTGATATCTCGCGTCCTACGCTTTACACCTGGAAAGATACGTTTCCTGAGTTTGCTGAGGCAATTGCCAAGGGTTTGCAAAAGTCTCAACGGGATTGGGAGCGTCTTGGAAAGCAGGGCATCGAAGGTGAAATCAAGAACTTCCAGGGTTCATCTTGGATGTTCACCATGAAGAACAGATTCCGTGATGACTACGCCGAAGACAAGAAAGACGACGGTAAGAACTCAGTTATTGAGAAATTGCTCGAGAAGTTATGAATATAAGAGACTATGTGCGTGACTTGTGGGATGAGCTAGAAGATTTACAAGCTTTTTGCGCTAGTATACTTGTAATTGCTGAGGAAGGTTCTCAATTAGAGAAGTTTGCAAGTCATGTTGATGGCGATCTTGATTCTATCCGAATAAATCTATCTAATTTTTGCGCTAAGTTAAACGACAACGATTAAGTTTTAAGGCTTGTATGATTGACGAAGAATTTGAAGAATGGAAAGCCTGGTTTGATTCGCATAAAGAGCCTGATGGCTCAATTCATCTTGCTAAGCACCCGCATTTAGTTGATCACATAAGCGATATTCTTGGCATAGGCCCAAAACCGAATTGGTCTGATTTAGAAGACTTAAACGTAGGCTCAACGCTTGATTTTAAGTTAATCGACGTCAAGCATGGCTGATGTATCAAAGCTAAAAGACTTCCAGTTTTTCGCTGAACACTTCTTTAAGATTCGCACGAAGACCGGCGAGATTAAGCCGTTTGTGTTGAATAAAGCACAACTCTATATACACGACAGACTGCAAAAGCAACTTACTGAAAACGGTAAAGTTAGAGCCGTGATTCTTAAAGGAAGGCAGCAGGGTTGCTCTACATTTATACAAGCACGTTACTTTCATAAAACTATTACTAATCGCGGTATCAAGACGTTCATTTTAACGCATGAAGCAGAAGCAACGAAAAACTTGTTTGAGATGACAAAGCGATACTATGAGTATTTGCCTGATGGCCTAGCTCCAAAAGCCGCAAAGGACAGCGCCAAAGAGCTAAGGTTTGATGCGCTTGATTCTGGTTACGCCGTGGGAACCGCTGGTAACAAGGGCGCTGGACGTTCGCAAACAATTCAGTTATGCCATTGTTCAGAGGTAGCATTTTATCCGCACGCTGAGGAACACGCTCAGGGTTTATTGCAAGCAATCGGCACGCAAGACGGCACAGAGTTAATCCTAGAATCAACAGCTAACGGTATCGGTAACTATTTTCATTCTGTGTGGGTCGGCGCTGAGCAGGGTACGAACGGCTTTGAGGCTATCTTTGTGCCGTGGTATTGGCAAGACGAGTACACGGACGACGGTCGCGACTTCACACCTAACGATGGTGACTTTGAGTTATACGAGCAATACAAAGACAACGGCTTGACCATGCGTCACATTGCCTGGCGACGCAAAAAGATATACGAGTTTCACAACGAGTGGGATATCGGGTTAATACGCTTCCAGCAAGAATACCCCATGACATCCGGCGAAGCATTTAAAAACCCCATTGACGACACCTTTATCCATGCGTCACACGTGGTGCGCGCACGCAAAAACAACGTCGAATCACATGCTAACTTAATTATAGGTGTTGATCCGGCTATCGGTGACAATGACCGTTGTGTCATTATCCGAAGACGTGGACGCAAAGCGTACGACATGGAAATACTCAAGAATCATAATACGATGGAGCTGGCCGGCAGACTCAAAACTATCATCGAGCGCGAACGACCAGCAAAAGTCTGTATTGACAGCATCGGTATTGGTGCTGGTGTCGTTGACCGGTTGCAAGAAATGGGATTCGAATGCGTCGAGGGCGTTAATGTTGCACGCTCAGCTAACGACAAAGAACGCTTTGCTAACGTACGCGCTGAATTGTGGAACGAAATGCGCGACTGGTTAACCGGTGAATTGCCCGTGGATATTCCGGACAGTGACGAATTGCATCGTGACTTGTGCGGCTTGGGGTACAAGCATCGTAGTAACGGACAGTTACTAATCGAGAGCAAAGTAGACTTGAAGAAGCGTGGGTTCCCGAGTTGTGACTGTTCAGATGCGCTTATGCTTTCGTTCGCGTATGGCTCGTTTGCACAAGAAGACCATTACCAAACCGCACGACTATCAGACAGAACCGCGGGGATGCTTATCTAATCAACTTGTTTATGTCACAATAGTCAAAAAATCAAGGGAATTGATAACATGGCAAAACACGCACCGAAAATAGCCCAGCAAGCACGCCAAGCAACTGAATCATGGCGCTCATACTTCCATGACAACATCGAACAATATCACGAGATGCTAAGCTTTGTCTTGGGTGACCAGTGGTCACAAGACGAAAGCGACGAGATGATCAAGACCTTTCGTAAAGTCCCACTCACCGCCAACAAACTCGGCACGATGTCTAACTCGTTACTTGGCGAGCAACAACAAAACACCCCGCAACTACAAGTCGTTCCGATGGAAAACTGTGACGAGCAAACCGCACAGTTACGCGAAGACATTATTAAGAACATCATTCTATCTACCGACGCGAACACCGTGTATCAAGTAGCCGCTGGACATTCGTTTATTGGTGGCTTCGGTGCTTATTGCTGGTTAACGAAATACTCACATGACAAGTCATTTGACCTGGATATTGTCCCCGAATACTTCAAAGATTCGTCACGTTGCTATTGGGATGTTGGCGCTGAACGCATCGACAAAACCGACGGCATGTATGCAGGATTCTTGACGCGCATGACACGCGAGAAGTTCAAGGAGCTTTACGGCAAGAACATCGAAGAAAAGGTATTAGCTGAGAAAAGTATCACCGCATCGAAGCAAGAAGTAGCGCTTGCAACGAGCTCGAATAACGCCATGGGTGGCTTCAACTGGGCTGATGAAGACTCAGTGACAATTAATAACTACTTTGTCCGTAAACAAGAAAAAGAGACACTGTACAAGTTATCGAACGGCAAGATTTACAATCAAGAAGAAATGGACGAGCTCATTGAGCGGTCGATTGATATTAACGCTGAAATACGTATGTCCAGCATGCTTGAGCAAGACCAGCAAATGGATATGGGCGAAGATGCGGCCATGGATATGATTGACGACATGCCAATGCAAGGTGACATGGAAGCCGAGGACGCTGGCGAAGATGAAGCCGTGTTCGACGAAAACATCATGACGCTGTACGATGAAATGGAGCCGGTGCGCATCGAAGACAAGCGCGACACCAAGCGCAGCAAGATTACCCACTATAAAATCTGTGGTGATTATGTGCTTGAGGAAAGCGAATTTCCTGCCGAAGACTTGCCCATAATCTTCATGGATAACAACAGTTACTACGATAAAAACGGCAAACAAGTATGTCGGTCGTTTTTTGGTGATGCAAAAGATACGCAGCGTTACATTAACTACTTGCGTACACAGTCCGCTTACATCTTAAAAGTTAGCCGTTACGACCAGTACATGGGTAGCAAGAAAAACGTACAAAGCAATGACACGGCGGCCAAATGGCGTGACCCAACGGTTATACAAGGTATGCTCACGTATGACGAAAGCCCCAGCGGTGCTAAGCCTGAGCGTATCAACCCTCCTGAACTATCCGTGAGCTTGCAGCAACAATATCAGCTTGCTATCGAAGACCTTTACACATGTACAGGGCTTTACCCAACGCGTATGGGTGAGCAGGGTTCAGAAACGAGTGG